AATCTGGCCTCTCATGTGCACGATCAAATACATAAGGTGATAGGCGCTCCTTTGCTCATTGCGTCTAGCTCTAAGATCAACAACCTCTTTACCACCCAGAAGCGCAGTGCAACCTCTGAATTTGCAGAGCCTACGACTGACCAGGAAAGCGTGCTCATGCTGAGTGGACCTGCTGACAGCACCGTACACCCCCTTGCAGGGGATTTGTCTCTTGCAGACGCGGCTGTGCACATGGATAGGCTTATAGGGGAAATAGAGCATGATCATCCTGAGTTGACATTCTACCAGGAGTTGCGTACGATGAGTCAGGTGACAGGACCAGGTGCAAACAGGATGATGGGAGATGTCGAGACAAAGATGATAGAAGCCCAGTCCTCCTATGATCAGGAGAATATCAAATTGTTTCAGATGGCAGTTGCAATTGCTGGTATGCGTGCATCATCGGGCGTGTGGGGGCAACTCTCCAATCAGCAGAAGAAGTTCATTTCTTTTAATCTTGAGTCTTATCAGCGAGGGGATCTTGAGATATCTATTATGCCTCGCCCATTGCTCACCTCAACAAAGCTAGAGCGTGCTCAGGAGAATCTTGCATTATGGCAAGGTGTACAGGCCGCTAACACGGCTGGAGTGCCTCTTGAGCTTGTCTTGCGAGAGGAGGGTTGGACTGAGGAAGAGCTTGCAGAATTAAAACAATTGCAAGATAAAGAGGCACAAGCAGCACTTGACACAATGGATAAACAACAGCAAATTATGGCAAAAAATCAGCCCGTACAAGATAAGCAAGGGCTTATTGGGCAGAAGAAAGGATAGATAAATGCATCCAAAAGTAGAAACTGATGAGGACAGAGATAGGCACATTCAGCACATCAAAGATCATGCCGAAAGCTTTAAAACGATCGTAAGAATGAGATGCTTCTTGTTAAAAGAGCAAGAGGAAGCTTTACGGCTTGTAGATGATGTTGTTACATGTGTCATTAAATCAATAGAAGATGTTCATGATTTGAGGTAAGCACGTGACAAAGAATGATGAAATGTGTATTTTATCTGTTTGCAGTGCCTATTGTATGTATGATGATGTTGCTTGATCCTGCATTTCGAGATCAGATGATCAGAATAGGTAGATCAATATGCATGTTGGCAATTAGCAATGAAAACGTGCAAAGAATGGCAGATGGAGAAAGAAATGCTCTGATGCCGGAAAGAAGAAAAATACGACAAAAGAAGAATTTATAGAGCAATTAGCATATAAACAACACGCCCACGAGGCGTGTTGGATGCAATATTTGTTTTCCAGTTGCGAGCCTAATCCAGATGGCAGCTTGACTATACCTTGTGGTTTAGTGGACCGCTGGCAGAAACAAATTGATACCTCGTATTCAGATCTTTCTGAACGTGAAAAGCGAGCTGACAGGGATGAAGTAGCGCATATTCTGCCCATTATTGAGGCATATAAAATACAATCCTTGACAAAAGAAGAAAGGCAACCTATACTATGACCATACCTCCAGTCGATCCATCTCATGGAGATCCGATTGACAATCCACCGGCTCATGAAGCCAACTCCACATCACAAGGTGAGAAGAGTAGCATAGAAGATTTGCAGCGTCAACTTGCTGAATTGCAACGCAAAAACAATGATGTCATTTCAGACAATCAAAAGTACCGCAAGAAGCAAAAAGAGCAAGAAGAATTAGCAAAATCAACACTGGAATTAAAGCTTAAAGAACAAGGCGAATTCCAGAAGCTTGCAGAACAGCATCAGGCGCGTGTACAAGAATTAGAACCAATTTCAGAACGATACTCTAAGCTCACTGAACTTGTGTCATCTCAGATTAAATCCCAGACCAAGGACTGGCCTCCTGAGATCAAAACGTTTGATCCTGGGGAGAATGCATCAGTCGAGGATCGGCTTGCGTGGGTAGAGAAATCAAAACCACTCATCGATAAGTTGCAAGCCAGCAAGCCAGGCAATGGACCTAACCCTAAACCATCTAACGGATCTGCAAAAGAAGCAGCACAAACAGCATTTGACAAATTACGTGCCACTGGACAATATAGTAGATTTTAGTCCTGGCACATCTTAAACCGCTCTTCACAAGCGGGGAAGGATTACAATGGCAGCAATAGCCAAATCAGGCACTCCAAGCATCACTACCGCTGCGCCTCCTACTAATTGCAGTCTTTCAGGATTGTTTGCAGGAGAAGCAATAGCGGCTGGTGATGCGTGCTATATCAAGACATCAGACGGCAAGATCTGGAGATCAAATGGTACAGCGGCGGATGCAGTTGCGGTTGTAGATGGTTTTGCGCCGGAAGCAGCAGCAGCAGGCGACTCGCTTAGCTTGTACTGGAATGTCCGTTTTGCCTATGGCGCAGCGCTTTCACCTGGCTCCTTCGCCTATCTCGCTACAACGGCAGGTGCATTAGACACAGCAGCTACTACAGGTGGCACTGTTCCAATTGGTAGAGTCATCGATGCAACACGCATTGATTTGTTCAGAAGCTACTAAGGCTCTTAGCAGAAGAAAGGAGCCGAGATGGCTTTCGGAACTTTACAAGTATTAGATACAATTGGATATAGAAAAGCAGCAGCTTCAGATTACCTGAACACCTACGATGAAGCTGAATTGTACCAACAAGTCCAAATGTTCCTCGACGCGCACAATAAGCTCGTCGATATGATCACCGGTGATCTCGTGGTCAAGACAACGGATCGTCTCACCACATGGGGTGGGAATGCTACCGTCGACATGATTGACGGTGACCAGTTCTCACGTCCTGACGTGCAGAAAATGCAAGTCAGTCCTACTACCCTTGGCTTTCCTCTCTACTTGAAGCAGGTTGCATGGGGAGTAACGCGGCTCTTCATGATGAATAAGACCGTGAAAGACCTTGACGAGATCCTTGTTGCAATTCGAGATGCCGACATTCGAGATATCGGCAAGGCTATCCGTGCGGCGCTTTTCAATCCCACCAACGCCTTAAACTATGTGGATAAGCGCACGGACGGCGCTACGATTCCTTTGAGGCGTCTTCTCAATGCAGACAGTGCAGTCATTCCTCCTGACCCCTACGGCAACGTGTTCACGGCCTCAACTCATACCCACTACCTTGGGACTGGATCATTCATTGCAGGGGACTTGACCACTGGTATCGATACCGTGCTTGAGCACTATCTCAGTGGTGAAATGCGCATTTACGCAGCAAAGAACCTTGAGACGACTATTAGAGGATTTTCTGGTTTTTATCCATACTATGATGCCAGATTGAGGCTTGCAGCTGACACTACCGTTGCAGCTTCCAAATCTCTTGATATGGAGAACAACCTTGATCGCTCGATAGGCATATTCGGATCTGCTGAGATCTTCATACGCCCGTGGGTCCCTTCTGGCTACATATTCTTCTATAACGTGTCTGCACCCAAACCTCTCAGGATGCGCATTAGGAACGATGCATTAGCTTCTCTGCATATTGCAGCTGAAATGGAAAACTTTCCTTTACGTGCACAGTTCATTGAGCGTGAATATGGCATTTCAACATTAGAACGCTCAAATGGAGCGTGTATGCTCACTACCAATGCAACATATAGCGCACCAAGTGCATGGAGCATGTAATGGCAGAAAAGAAAGATCATACATTTACGCCGTCTGAGGATCCACTTGTACATAAGCCGCTCATCCCATCCCCTTTGCAAGGGGAGAAGCTTGACGAGTCCATTCCTGGCGGGCGTTACATGGTTAACGGTGTTTTAGTCGATTGTAACGGCAAAGAGATTAAGGAATAGATGAATAGAGCATCTGCCACTTCATACTTAACTGAGAAATATAGGGAGTTATCTGCTGAAGCCAAGTTTACATCTCAGCAGATAACAGATGCCTATAATGGCGCATTAGATATGTCATTGCGTCAATTGGGGTATGAAGAGAGTGCACTTGCAACGGCAGATGTCATTCAATCTAATGTCCTTAAATACATTGCATGCTTGAATTATTATGCATTGGATCGCTTTGTTACACTGTTTGTTCTGAGATTTGATGTAAAAGCTGGCAGTGGAGCCATTGATGCTCAGAGATCACAGATATCAAATCATACAGTTGCACTTAGAAACCTTGCAGCGAAGGAATTGGCACAATATGGGATTGTAGTGGGAGGCGCTCAGTCGTTCCAAATAGGCCGTCTTACACTTGATTTTCTTGAGCCTAGCACCGCGTGGGAGTTCTGATGGCAATACTTAATGACGCGGATTTACAGGAGCTTGCGGATTTAGGAGCTGATCTACTCTTGAAGGATACATGCAATATTCTTCGCAATGATCCAATTATTGACGCATTGGGAGGAAGTACAGACAATTGGGTGACAATTGCGGCTGTCCCATGTGCCATGATTGATCTTGGGCAGAAAGCCCCTCAACAGCTCGTTAACGCTCAGCAGGATACCAGTATAGGCTACAAGGCGTTTCACGCTCCCAAAGGAACTGATATCCGCGTAGATGACCAGATTATTACGGGAGAGATTTCCTACAACGTCCTGGCTCCTTACGGGGAAACATCCTATCAAGTATTCACGAGCGCAGTTATCTTGGCAAGGTAAAAACATGGCAGATATCATTGTAAAGATCAAGGGTCCAGACATTGCATCGGCAATACAGATAAGCATCGATAAGATCATTGCTCATTCAGAGATCGTTCTAGATAGCGTAGCAGAGGCAACAAAGATCGATGCCAAGGCAGAATGTCCAGTGGATACAGGATTGCTCAGAAGTGATATTGAGATATATAAGGTGCCTTTGCTGAGACAGATAGGCAACAATGTATTTTACGGCGTGTACGTGCATAATGGAACATACAAGATGAAAGCACGTCCGTATTTGTTCAATTCCTTTGAGAAGAACAGACAAGGATTTATCAGAGATATCCGTTCAATGAAGGTGTAATATGGCAACATCTGAACTTGAGGTGTGGACTGCAATATATTCTGTATTGAAGAATAATGCAGGATTGATTGCACTATTGCCTTATTCAGATGGTAAAACAGCGGTATTTGATGACAATAATGTGCCTTTAGGGCTTAATCCTCCTTATTTGGTACTTGGAACATCAATATCAACGCCTGATAATACATTTATAAAGAAAGGATTGCACGTAGTTGCAACCATTGATGGATGGAGCGAGTATAAGGGCAAGGAACAGGTACTGAAGATGCGTGATGCTGTTTTTAATGCACTCGATTACGCAAGTCTATCACTTGGCAGTAATTTTAGATGCATTTCATGCTTGTATGACTCTGGACAGCTAATACCGGATAATTCTACAAGCATCAATAAATGGCACATGACCGATAGATACAGAATAGGAACGGAGGCAATCTAATGGCTGTAC